AACTCTCCGGAAAATATTATGTGGATAAAGTAACTCACAAAGTTAGCAAAAGTGGAGGGTATGCGATGTCATTAGAATTACACAAGGTTTACAAAAGAACATGTCGTTAGGAGGCTAAGGCTATCATGATTAAAATAGGATTTGTGTCCGCGATAAGCTCAGATGGATTAGTGTCTGTATCGTATCCGGACGAAGATGATGCAACAACGGATTTCATGCCATTTCTCGAAGGAAATCCGTTGGAGGTAGATGATTTGGTAGCGGTGGCTTATACGTCATCGGCGCAAAGCGTGTGCCTTGGGAAAATTATAGGCAGGTGATAATATGGCTAAAAAAAAGAAGAAAACGGTTAAAGTTTCAAGGAAAAAGGGCAAGGTCAAAGTCATAAAAGGAAAAAATGTGCTTTGGAAAAAAGCCTCTTTCAACTCCTCAAAGAAAAAGGTGAGCCAGCCAGGAAAAGTAATATCATCCTTTGGAGGAATTCGGTTTTTTGTTACAAAAAACACGGCATTAATCCTTGATAATTTAAAGCAAGAGGTGTCCGGACGATGGTCCGAACATGAGATTATCGGGAAAAAACCTAAATCAGAGTTTACAGGAGCGGATTTACGCTCCTTTTCTTTTGAAATTATGGTTGATATTAACTTGGGTTATAAGCCGCATAGCATTTTAAAAAAAATACATCGGTTAGTAGAAAAAGGTAGAGTTGATACGTTGATGATTGGGACGCATAAGATCGGCAGCAAATGGAAAATGACCAATGCGTCAGATTCGTTTGATGTTGTATATGCCGGTGGTGAATTGGCAAAGGCATCCATATCCGTCACGTTAAAAGAATACTAGAAAGCAGGTGGTAACATTGCAATT